CGTTGTCCGCCGTCGCAGGCGTCGGCGCCTGCGGGTCGCCTGTGAACACCGGGCTGGCCAGCGGCGCAGCGACGCCGAAGTCGATCTGGATATTGACCGTCGGCGTGCCGCCGCCGCCAATCAAGCCGGGTCCTGTCACGATGTTGCTGATGGCCCCGGCAGGGCCGGGATCGCCCTTCGGCCCCTGCCCCCAGTTGCTGATCACCCACTGCTGGGTATTGCCGTCGTCGTACCACACCGACTGCTGACCGGTGGTCGGCGACCACCAAATGTCGCCCTGCGTCGCCCCGGTCGGAGCGACCGACGAGATCGTGATAGTGGGCGTGCGCGTGATGTCGTGCGGCGTCGCACCCGATCCCGGCGGACCGGGAGCTGGCGGAACCGGAGGCGTGTAGGCCACGCCGCCGCCGGAGGGCTGGGTCTGCACCCACGCACTCGACGACGCGCCGATGTACCAGACGTACTCGCGGCCGGTGGTGTTGTTGAACCACAGGTCGCCACCCGCCGGGGCATTGGGCGGGTTGGGACCAACGGTGACAGTCGGAGGTGCTGGCATTCACGCCTCCATAAGGGCGGGACCGGGCACCCGCAATGCCCGGTCCCAGCGCATCGTTCCGGCCTCAGGGAGGCGTGGGCTCGGAGACGACCGCCTGTGCCAGCGCGATGCCGTCGATGACCTTGTAGCCGAAGACCTGCAGACCACGCAGCAGCGTGCCGAAGGTGAACTCGGACCGCAGCGTCTCGACCTTGCTGATCTGCGAGGCGAAGGTGAGCCCGTGCGCGTGGCCCGCGTAGATCACCCACTCGCCCGCCGCCAGCGCCGGAGGACCGGTCACCGGACCCTTGGGCAGGAGGTTGGAGACGTACAGCGTGAAGCGGTCGATCATGCCGAGGCGGCCGTTGCGCAGGATCGAGGTCTGGTCGCCGGACAGGTAGGCCTGCCGCAGTTCCGATCCCTTGATCAGCGCCGCGCACCACGCAGGCAGCACGACCCAGCGTCCCTGCTCGGGGATATTCTGCTCGTCGAGCGCCAGCCCCAGCCGCAACACGACCTGCAGGACGGTGACCTGACCGGCGACCGGCGGACTCGCTTGGTTGGCGACGACCGGCAACGGCGTGCCCGTGACACCAAGGTTGATCGTGCCAGAAATCTTGCCAGCCGTCGCGCCCATGTTCTGCGCGTTCATCTGGCCCAAGATGCCCAAGAGCACGATGGTGTCGACGTTGATCTTCATCTGCTGGGCGGCATCGTCCGACCAAATGCCCATCAGGTTGATGTCGCTCTGGATTTCCATGATGTCGTCCAAAATCTCGTTGAAGTAGAGACCTTGGTCGATGGTGAGGTCGACGATGTTGGAGCCCGGCCGCTCGACCGCGAGGTTGCCGCCGACGAGGTAGGGCTTGATGGTGATGGTGGGCTTGGTGCGGATGTGCACCCGGTCGCCTTGGTTCCTGATCTCGCCTTCGTAGTCGGTGTTCGAGATCGCAGCCAGAACGGTCGAGGCGTAGAACTTCTCGATCAGCTTGCCCGACCAGATTTCCTAGACTGTTACTACGCAGTTCGGGTCCTGCGTTGGACTTGCCGACTTAGGCAAGCGCCACGGTGTTTTCACCCATGGTCACACGGTCGCCCGTGTGGTCGGACTGTCGCATCAGCGCCTCGATTTGAGCCGCTGCCCTCTCACTCAGTCTCTGCGGGTCGCGCTTCATAGCAGCGAGTTCGTCCTTGAACGCTCGCCGCGCCTGCTCCATCCCCGCATAGCCGGACTTGGTCTGACGGCCGCTCGCGTGTGCGAACCACCACAGCACCAACTTTGCCTGCTCTGCTTTCAGGATCAGGTGAGGAAGGATCGTCCTGACGATCTCCTTAATCGCGTCCTCGCTCAGCCACTCCAACGACCAGCTATCCTGCTGCGTCGCCTTCTGCGCCTTGCGATGCACGAGGTGACCACCGAACGTCGCGTGCAGCAGTTCCATGATCGGGCGAGCGCTGTTGGTCATGCACATCCGCACGCGCGGACGTACGTACAACCTGCCCTCACCTCGCTGTGGATACATGCACTGCACGTCGATACATCCTTCTCCGTCGAAGAGGCCCGCTAGGTACTCTGCTGTAGGTGCCTGACGAGCCATGTCGCGTTCCCTCTGGTTACGTCGCTTTGACGCGTTCCAAGTAATCAGAGAGGGTTTTACATCCCCAAAATCTTACAGGCTAGGGATGAACGTACCCGAGTAGGCAGGCGACGGCTGCGTTGAACCGGTCGGAAAGATCGGTGGCGTCGTGCCTGACCCGGCGAGCGGGAAGGCGAAGGCGACGTTCTTCGAGAGTTCGCCCGGATTGGGGACCAAGCCGGGGTCGATTGCAAAGCCGTAGAAACTCGGCGGACCGAGGTTCAGCTTGTTCATGGGTCAGCTCCCGCAGAGGTTGTCGATCCAACCCCCCGGAGCCCTAGCGCTGTGGCGCTCGCGGATCGAAAGGCAGGATCGAGCGTTGATCGACGATGATCCGCCCCTCCTTCTGCGCCTGCATGATGTCGGCCTCGACGGCAGCCTGCTGCTGCTCGCGCCCGCGCCACTTGCCATGCGCCACGTCGGTCCAGAACCGGGTGAGATCGGCGGATGTGTAGACCGGCTTCTCGGCGGGATTGGAACCGGCCGAGTGGGCTCTGCCGGGAGCGGCGAGGTCTTCCAAAGCCAGTTGCGGCGCCTGTTCCGTCGGCGGCGTCACGGGACTGACGGTCCGATTGAACTGCGGCGGTCGCGCCTGACCGTTGGCCCTCTGCGGGTCTACGGCAGCCTCCTCTGCAAGGTAGGCTTGGAAAAAGGCGGCGACGCGTCGGGCGTCTCCGGCATTCCACGCCTCTTGCATAAGCGAGCCCCTAATAGCACCGGAGAACACATCCGGCAACTTGGTCCACGCGACGAAGCGCTCGTCCCTGTTGAGCTGCTGCCATTGCGGCCCGACAAGCTGGCCCAAGCTCTGGTCCATGCGCGTCATGAAGCTGTTGCCGGTCTCCTGCTGCACAGAACCAAGCCCGGCGCGCAGGTTGCGGATTTCGGCTTCGAGCGGAGCCGCCACCTCGCGGGCAATGCGCCGCGACACGTCGACGAACTCCTGCCCGTAATCCTCGATCTCCTGCGGCGTCAGCAGCGTCTCGACGGGGGGCGTACCCTCGGGTGGAACAGGCGACGGCGCCGCCATACGCAGCGATGCGTTCTCCTGCTGCAGCTGCCTGATCTGGTCCGACATCTGGTTGACGCTCTCGCGCACCTTGCGCACGTCGCTGTCGTAGCGCCCCTGCAGGCCCTTGAAGCGACGTTCCCAGTCCTGCGGCTGCGCGGCCTCGGCCTCCCCACCAACCGCAGGAGGAATTTCACTTTGGGGGGTGGAAGGGTCCTCCTGCGGCTGGCCCGGCGCGTCGACCGGGGCACCTCTGGGTAGATCGCCAGACGGCGATGGCGGGTTACTGTCGGCAGTAGGCTGGCCGGTGATCGCGCGCTGGATCGCCTCGGCGCGCTCGCCTTGAGCCGTGATGTTGCGCGGGATTTTGACGTTGGGGTCGATCCCGTCGGCCGGAGCCTTCGCGCGGATTTGGTCCGCAGTTGTCGGAAGCGCCATTATCCCCTCTTGCTTTCCGCTTGACGCTTGATCGCTATGCAGTCTTCGAGCTTTTCCCTGATCTTCTCTACCACGCGCACCTCGGCTTGGGCAGCCAGCACGCCATCCGGCGCAGCCGCCACCATGGCGCGCACCGCCTTGGCCTCGATCACGCGCACCTGCTCGACCAGCCTCTCGAACTCCTGCGGCAGGCGCTCGCGAAGGTCGGCCGCGCGCAGCGCCAGCTCGAAGTAAGGGTCAGCCACCGTCGCCCGTGTCGTCCGGCGGCGTGCCCATGTCGGTCAACGCTCCGTAACCCTGATCCATGCCCGCAAGGCCCGACGGCGTCGCGTCGGCGAAGGCCGCGCCGGACATCTGCGCCGGGTTGCCACGGGTCAACTGATGCAGCGCGGCGCGGTTGGGCAGCATCGGCTTCGTGCCGATCTGCTTGGCCGGCCTGCGCTTCGGCGGCTTGGACGGAAACTTGATCCCGGCCATCACACCGGCTCCGTGGTGCCCGGCCCGCTGATCGAGAAGCTCGGGCTGAACAGGCCGGACTGGTGCTTGTGCGGCGCAGTCGACTGGCTCATGCCGCCCGCCACGCGGCCGTGGCCGCCGAACAGCTTGGGATTGGTGCCCGGCGCAGCCGTGAGCTTGTACTTGCGCACGCTCTCGCCGGGGATGTGCGCAAGGCCCGCCCGCTGGCCAGCGCGCTGCGGCACCTGCGCGCGCTGGAACTTGGTGAGACCCGGAACCTTCATGTCAGCACGGGCTGGAGCAGCCCGGCTCCGAGCGACGCGAGCCGCGATTGCCCCACATGTGCGTGGTGCCGCCCTTGGCGAAGCCGTTCTTGTCGCCGCCCGACTTGGTCGGCCCCGACGTGCCCGCCTGCTGCGTGCCCGCGTAGTCGGTATTGGTGCCGTGCTTGGCGCTCATCTCGCGACCCTTCTTGGAGTTGTCGCTGACGAACGCCACGTCGCCACCGGCCTGCGGCGCGATCCCGCGCCGTCCGCCCGACCGCCCTTCCTGCGCCGCCTGTCCGGGCTCCTGCTTGCTGGTGCCCGCAAACGGGAACATGTGTCCGCCGCCGCCGAGCGATCCCCACGTCTTGTCCTTGACCTCGCCATGCTTCGCCATGTGAACCTCCTGCGCTATCTCTACACCGTGAGATTGACCTTCGTCAGCACGCCATTGACCACCGTAGCCGTCCCCGGCGACCCGGCCACGTTGGTGTCGGCGAGGCTGTGGACGACGATGGATGCCCCGTTGGCGATGACCGCGCTGCCGAAGCCGGTCGACGGCGGGCTGACCGCCGCCAGATAGTTGTTCATCTGCGGCGTCAGCTCGGACGGCACGCGCTGCCGGAAGAACGCCTGCCAAGCCTGATCGGCCTGTACCGCCAGATTGCCGAAGAACGTGTCCAGCTCGGCTTGGCTCCAGCCGGTCGGAAGGACGCCATAGGTCGCCGCCATTGATTTCTCCCTTCCTAACCGATGCCGCCTGTCACGCGCGGGCCGACTGCGTTGGCCTGCGGCCCCATCGCCTGCGTCGCACGGGGCTTCTGCTGCGCCGTCGGACCGCCCGGCGCGCCGGGCGGCTGCTGGGCATGGCCCGGCACGCCCTGCGCCTGTGCCTGCGCGGCGGCCTGCTTCTGCTGCTCGGCGACGTCATCGGCGCTGGGCACGATCTCGTCGCCGTCCAGCCCGATGCCTTGACTTACTGCCCGCAGTACGTTGGCGCGTCCCTTCGGCCCGATGATCTGCATGTCGAAGGGGTTGGCGGTGAGCTGCAGGAACTCCAGCTGGCGCTGGCGCAGCGTCTCGCGTTGCATGGCCACGACGACGCCCTTGGGCGCCACCTCCTCCTCGCCGGTCAGCAGGCCGGAGCGGTCGGTCATCAGGATCAGGTCGAGGAGGTTGCGCAAGAGCGGCGTCATGACGTCGTTGTCGACATTCGAGCACACGGTCTGGAGGATTTTGGACGCGTTGCCCATCAGCATCGCAAGGCCCGACGCCGTGCGCCCGGCGCCACCGCCGGGAGAGTTCCCCGACAGGTACTTCGGGATCGCCGACACGTCGTCCGACAGGCCGTAGAAGGCGTTGAAGACGTTGAGGAGCTGTGCGCTGTTGTCGGTCGGCTGGAAGAAGCTGACGGCGGGCTCGACCGACCCGGTGACGGCGGGATTGGTCACGCGCCATCTCTTCCACGGGTAAATCTCGTCAGCGTTCTCCTGACCGCTGAGACGATCCTCGTTGATAACGACCTGAGGCCCTGAAGCGATCGACATGTTGTTGACGCAAGAGCGGAGCGCGGCATTGCACACCTCTTGGAGGTCGCTGATGATGTCGGGGATGCCGTTGCCGACCGGCGTGCTGGGGACCTTCTCGAAGCTGGTGATGTAGAACGGATGGCGACGGCGCGGGCTGGGCGAGAGCTGCACCTTGATCAGGTACTGCCCGATCAGCCACGCCTGAATGGCGTAGTCGCGCAACTCGTCGGATATCTGCTGGGTCGTGAAGCCGTAGTCGAGGAGCATGCGGCCCTGCACGTTGCCGTGGAACTCCAGCGTCGTGATGAGGTTGCTCATGTTGTAGACGGGGTTCTCGCGGCTCTCCAGCACCGCGCGCGTCGCGTCGGTGCTGTCCCAGTTCTCGGTGAGCCCCTGCGTGCCGTAGTACTGCAGCACCATGCGGATATTTGCAGTGTTGTATCCCGGCAGGCCGATCAGGTCGTTGAGGTCGGTGCGCGTCACGCGCAGGCGGTGGATGATCTGGGCATCCTCGATGCTGCTGACGCCGGGCGTCCACCACAGGTCGAACGGGCTGACGTGCTGCCACCACAGGCGTGGCTTCTTCACCTGCACCGCCTGCCTGCCCACCCACTTGATGTCCTGCACCATGCGCACCGTCGGCCCCTTGAGGCAGCCGAACGGGAAGATCGGCAGGTCGACGAGGAACTCGGCGAAGGCGTTGTAGAAGTTCCCCTCGGTCAGTATCTGGTCGATCTTGTCTTCCGAGATTTCGGTCTGCTCGCGCGCCTGCACCTTGGCGGCGTCGCGCGCCGCCTCCATGAGCTGGAACACGCGCTGGCGGATGATGTCGGGGTCGGGCGACTGCGGCGGGATCGCGGCCACCGCCTGCTGGCCCGACACCGGGTCGACGACCGGCGGCGCGCCCATCGCCGCCGACCGTACCTCGTGGGTCACGAGCTGCTCGATGGACTGCAGCACGCCCATTTCAATCGGCGGGTCGGACGGCGCGGTCAGGCCCCATGACCGCTCCGCTCCAAGGTACACGTCGCGCAGCAGCGAGCTGGCTCCCCGGCACTTGGCCGCCGTCAGGCGCGCGTAGACCTGCGACCCGCCGAACTGTCGAAGCTCGGCGAGCTTGGTGGGATCGTACTGGCCGTTGAAGGCGCGCAGCGCCGCCAGCAGCCGATCTGACCAACCTGCGGTTGTGTTACGGTGACGTACCATCATATCCCATTGGGTTCTTATGTACCCAGCGAGGCCCGTGTACTGCGTCGTGTCGCCCTGAACCGACTGCTGCTCGCGCTGCCGCGCCTCGGCCGCGTCCATTTCCGCGTTACTTACTAGGCGAACTAGCGGCGGTCCGGTACGATCCGGTGCTGGACGGAAAGGAATTGCCTCGGCCATGGGAACCCGCAGAGATTTGGCTGGCCAAAGATTTGGACGGCTCACAGTCCTGAGCCGTAAGCATAAACTGCAAGTGGGTGGGTCGGTCAAGTACGGTTGGGAATGTGTCTGCGACTGCGGCAACCATCGGGTTGTCCCAACTGGCGCTCTGATCAGCGGCAATACCAAGTCCTGCGGATGCTTGCGTGCGTCCCTTGTCGGCGACTTAAAACGCACTCACGGCATGAGTGGCACGTCTACTTATGCTGCTTGGCGAGCCATGCGAGACCGTTGTACTCAACCAACTCATTCGGGTTGGCCAGACTATGGCGGAAGAGGCATCACCGTGTGCGAACGCTGGGAGCTGTTCGAGAACTTCCTCGCCGACATGGGGAAAAAACCTGAGGGCCGGTCGCTTGACCGCATCGACGTCGACGGCAACTACGAACCAGACAACTGCCGGTGGGCCACGCCTCGACAGCAAAGCCAGAACCGCCGACCACGAGTACGACACCGGCACCTGTCGCAGGCTGATCCAGACAGCTACGTCGTCGGTCAGCTCTCCTTTGGTGCCTAAATGGCCGACACGAAGGAACCCGAGGTCCCGGCCCTGCCGATCAACGACGTGCTGATCTCGCGGCTGGCCCGCGATCTGGCGCGCAACCTGTTCCCGCAGAAGCAGATACGCGAGAGCTACAAGCTCTCGGTCGACGACCTTGAGAAGATCATGGACACGCCGTATTTCCAGACCCGCTTCGCCGAGGAGCTGGAGCTGTGGAGCGCCGCCGACGCCAAGTCGGTGCTGACCCGCATCAGCGCCAAGTCGGCGACCCTGATCGAGGACAGCCTGATCGAGGCCTACAAGCTGGTGCACGACCGCACGCAGCCCTTGGCTGCCAAGGTCGAGCTGTTGAAGTGGGCGGCGCGCATGGCCGGGGCGGGGGAGAACCCCAACGTCAAGCAGGACGACAGCGAGCGCGTGCGCTTCAACATCTTCATCGACAACAAGAAGGTTGTGTTCGAGAAGGAGCCCTTACCGCCGACAGTAATCGAGGGCTCGGCAACGCTGGTCGACAAGGACCCCAACACCTGATGCACCGAGGCATCTCCTGTGGACATAAATTACCACGCGCCGCCGACAGTCAGTCGCCTCATGATGTCTGACGCATTCGTGCGACTGATTGCCGGACCCGTGGGCAGCGGTAAGACGACGGGCCTCATCTTCGAGCTGATGCGCCGCTCGCTCATGCAGACCACCTGCCTCGATGGCTACCGTCATACACGGTGGGCGATCCTGAGGCAAACGCTCCAGCAGCTGAAGCAGACGGTGCTCAAGGACATCGCCCACTGGTTCTCCGGCATCGCCCGCTGGAAGGTCAGCGAGAACACCGTCTACCTGCACTTCGGCGACGTCAGGAGCGAGTGGATACTGATGCCCTTGGAGGAGCCCGAGGACCGCAGGCGGCTGCTCTCCATGAACCTTACGGGCGCGATGGTTAGCGAGTGCATCGAGATCAACTACGAGCTGATGAACGACATCGCCGGTCGCTGCGGACGCTTCCCGCTGGCGACCGACGGCGGCTGCACGTGGAACGGCATCATCATGGACACCAACATGCCGTCCGAGGGCACTCCATGGCATCGAGCGATGACCGACGTGCCATCCGACTGGGAGGTCTACATCCAGCCCGGCGGCCTCCAACCCGACGCTGAAAATCTCGAATGGCTGCTCCAGACGCAGGACACGCTCAAGCTCCCGGTCGACCATCCGCAGCGCCTCGCCCAAGGTCGCACCTACTATGAACGCTTGGCGCGATCCAACAACCTCAACTGGGTTAAGCGCTACGTACATGCGCAGTATGGCCCCGACCCGGAAGGCACCGCCGTCTACGCCGGGTCCTTCCGTTTCCCCTTCCATGTCGTCCCCAACATCGAGCCCGTGCCCAACATGCCGCTCTACGTCGGGCAGGACTTCGGCCGCGACCCATGGAGCATCATCATGCAGCCGGACTACCGGGGGCGCATCATGGTTCTGGAGGAAGTGCCCGGCGTGTCCATCGGCCTCAGGACCCACCTGCGGCAGAACCTGCGACCGGCGCTGATGCACCCGCGCTACAGCCGCATGCCGGTGATCGTGATCGGCGATCCCTCGGGCGTCGCCAAGAGCCAGTACGACGAGGTCAACGGCTTCGATGTCCTGAAGCAGGAAGGCTTCGCCTGCATGCCCGCAGGCAGCAACGACATCGACACGCGCATCCGCTCCGTCGAGTTCTACCTCCTGCAGCAGCGCGACGGCGGCGGGGCCATGCTGTTCGACCAGTCGCGTTGCCCGACCTTGGTGCAGGGCATGAACGGCATGTACCGCTACGGCCGCACCTCGCTCGACGACAGCAAGGCCACGCCCGACAAGAACGCGTGGAGCCATCCCTGCGACGCCCACCAGTACGGCACGATGGCGACGCTGGGCAACACGGCCAAGCAGCTGTCGAAGATGATGCGGGGACGCAGCCCGCGACGGCCGCCCATGCCAGCAGGGGCATGGACCTGAAAGATAAGACCGGCAGGGCTGCGGGACCCCGCCGGTCTCCTCCCCGTTCGACCCGGTGGATGTCAGACCTCGTCGAACGTCTCAATTAGAAACCATATATTCGAGCAAGATGCAACTGGCAACTGACAATCATGTCAGCCCGCCCTCCTTGTGGGCGAAGGCGTAGAGCGGCCACAGCTGCTTGACGGCATCGTCGTAGGCGAACTGCTCGCCAAGGTCGCGATTGAAGTTCGCAGGGTCGACGGGTGCCGTCTTGCCGACCACCACCCAGCCGTTGCGCATGACCAAGACGCACATCGTCATGACGGCGGCAGGGTGCTGGTCGACCGGGGCCTTGATCGCGCCGACCCTGAAGAGGGCGTCACCCAGCATGAAGAAGTGCTTCTCGGCGATGCCCGCCTCCATGTAGGCGAGGGTGATGCGAAAGCCGGTACGTACTTTCTCGGCGCGCTCGTCGGTGTCCTTGACGGTCATCGTTTGGGCACTCCTGTGGGTTTCTCGTGTACTGGCTCGACTTTCTTGGGTGAGGATTGCTGTTGGTGTACGCCTGCAGCGGTCGAGCCCGGTGCCCACAGGTCGATGGGGTTGCCGTTGTAGCCGCGCAGCTTGGCCTCGCCGGTATGGCTGACCGCGCCGGGCGGGCAACGGATGCCGTAGCGCGTCGGCTTGGCCTCGGGCACGCCGGGGCGCGTCCACGAGCCGTTGCCTGCGACCTGCAAGGAGCGAACTTCGCCGCCCGGCCAGTTCTGGCCGGGTTGTACGACGACGGCGCACTCGCCCGAGTTCTCGATCTGCAGGTTGTCGATCAGGTGTATGCCCGCGTCTTGGGCGAGGATGCCGCCCAGTCCGTTGCAGACGCAGCGCACGCCGTACCATGCGACTTGGTCGGCGCCGTTGCGCTGGATGGCGCCCCAGCCGTTGAGGCGCGAGAGCTGCATGTCGGAGAAGCTCATCTGGCACACCGTGTTGCCGGGGCCATTCTCGATGACCACGCCGTGGCCGCCCGCGTTGGTCATGAAGTCCCAGCACTGGCTCTCGAAGATGCCCTTGAAGTAGAACGCGATGCCGTCGAAGCACTCGGCCCTGAGCCCGTGTATCGAGCAGTTCCACAGGTCGTTGTAGGAGGGCGCGACGAACTCGAAGCAGTTGCCGACGCCGTAGGCGGGGTATCCGCCGGTCACCTTGATGCCGCTGATCTCGACGAAGTGGGCCTGCGCCCCGACGAAGGTGAAGGCGGGCCTGCCGCCCAGCCCGGCGGCGTTGACGCGCAAGCCGTTGCCTTGGAAGTTGTAGTAGGGCCTCACCGTCTGCGCCATCGTTCTGGTGAGCGTTATGACAGGCGACGCAGGGTCGATGGACACCGGGTAGGAGGCGGCGTCGGCAAGGGCTTGGATGAGGTCGTCCTCGGTGATCAGGGTGCGCATGTCGCCTCCGTTGGGGGGTGGTTCGGGCTCGGGCGGAATTGGCGGGGTTGGCGCGATCAGTTCGACGCCGTCGAGTTTCACCGACGTGACGTTGTCGGCCTGCACTTCGAGCGTGCTCATGGTCACCACCATCCGTCAGTGTCGTCCGGCCCGTCGTCCGGCCCGTCGTCCGGCCCGTCGTCCGGCCCGTCGTCGAAATTCAGGGCACCGTAGATCACGAGGCCCTGACAGCCAACCGTCAGGACAGCCAGCGTCGTGCCCGGAAGGGCGGCATCGAGGAACCCGAAGGCCATGGCGGTCAGGCGTCCCCCAGCCAGTTACCGTCGACAGTAAACCCTGCCGCGTTGCGATGGCCGCCGCCGCCGTAGCGCTTGGCGATCTCGCTGACGTCGGCCTCGCCGACCGAGCGCAGCGAGAAGACGCGCCGCCCGTCGCCGCGCTCGTACCAGCAGGCGGCCATGCGGCTGGTGTTCTGCGGCTCGCGCGCCATCAGGTTCCCCATCTCCGAGGCGAACATGTAGGGCGCGTTGCAGGCGGGCATCAGGACGCCGCCGATCTTCACGACCTTCATGGTCTCGTGGACCAGCGCGCGGCAGGTCTTCATGTGCTGGCGGTTGAGCGCGCCGCCCTCCATGACGACGGCCTCCCAGCTGCCCGGCCGTTCGAGGCGGTCGGCGATGGCGTCCCAGTTCTCGAAGGTGAAGTCGTGGCTGTAGAGCACGAGGTTGATCTCGGCGGTGCCGTTCAGCCTGAACAGCCAGAGGTCGCGGTCCTGCACGTGCTGCACCAGCTTGGGCAGCGGCGCGCGCGGGAACAGGAAGCGCCAGCACAGGCCCGCGCCCGACTGCTCCATGTCGAACACCGCGAAGCACTCGCCGGGGCGCGGGAAGTAGGGACCGGCGGCCCAGTCGTGGCTGTAGGCGTAGAGGGCGAGGTCCTCCTCGGCGGTCTTGTGATGGTCGAGGATCATGATGGACTTGGCCTTGCCGCGCATGTCCTCGATGACGTTCCGCTTGTAGCTGAAGTCGACCATCAGCACGTTGCGCCCCGCGACCAGCGTGTCGGGCGGCGGCTCGCCGTAGACGCCGGGCCAGAGGTCGACCTTGGGGCCGAAGTAGTTGCGCACGACCCACGCCGAGGTCCAGCCGTCGACGCAGCCCTTGTGCCAGATGCACAGCGGGGGCTGCGGCGCCTGCGGCCGGGGCGCGCCCCAGCCGTCCTCGTGGACAGGCGGCGGGGCTCCTTCAGGCGGCGTCGTCATCGGGGTCGTCGGCAGGTCCGGTGCCATGCAGTTCCTCCTTGAGCAGCCGGTTCTCGCGGCGCAGCGCCTCGATCTCGCCGGAGGCGGCGGCCAAGAGCCTGCGCGCCTCGCCGATGAGCTTCTCCTGCAGGGCGAGGAACTTCACGGCCAGCCGCAGGCGCTGGATGGCCCCGGAGCGGAACGGCGTCATGGCGATGCCGCGCCGCTCGTCGGCCGCCTCCAGCGCGGCGGCGAGCTGGGTGAGCCACTCGCGATGGTTCATGCGGACGAGGATTTCGTCGTCGAGCTGCGGCTCGAAGCGCAGGATTTCGGCCATCCCCGGCCTCCCGTCAGACCTGCAGGACCTCGTCGAGGAAGGCGCCGCCCGCCTTGCCCCCGGCGTAGTCGTAGTCGGTGGCCAAGACGTCGTTGTTGGTGCAGGCCCACGGCGTCGAGCTGCCGTCGGGCAGGATCAGGGCGACGTAGGCCTGTGCGGGGGCCTGTGCCTCCACGTAGCAGAGCCGCATGCCGTCCGGCCAGTCGCGGCGGCGCACGGGATGGCCGGAGCGGATGGCGTTCATGGCCCAGCCGATGCCTCCGTAGTCGACGGTTCTCGCTTCCATGTGACTGTCTCCTTTCCTGCCCGTTTACCTCAGGGTGCCGGCCAGCGCCACGAGGTCGTGGACGGCGCGGCAGTAGGCGTCGCAGCGGCGCTTGGAACGGAAGCGCATCCCGACCGAGAGCCGCAGGACGCGCCCGATGGCCGCCTGCAGCAGGGCATGTTCCTTCTTGGTCAGCATTGGTCCTCCTCCTCCTCCTCCTCCTCCTCCTCCTCCGGCGGTCACGCCGCCCTCTTGCGCCGCGCGTCCTGCAGCTCGTGGTGCCAGCGCGGGTCGGGCGGGTCGAGCCCGAGCGCCTGCCGCACCGTCCAGCCGCGCTCGATGCGGCGGTAGACCGTGAGGTACTTGATGGCCGAGCCGGAGGCCTTGATGGCGTCGGTCAGCGACATGCGCTTGCCGCCCAAGGAGATCACCGGGCTGCCCGCGCGATGGCCGCCGACGATGGTGTAGTTCTTGGCCACGAAGCCCTTCTCGGCGACGGCGATGGCGGCCAGCGAGCGGTCGGCGGCGACGCCGACCGACAGCACGATGAAGGTGTACTCGTCCGACGGGTGCTTGGGCAGCTCCTTGATCGGCCAGTAGCTCTTGGCGTCGTCGTCCTGCGCCATCAGCATGTGGCTCATCGAGTGCGAGCGCTTCTGCAGGTTCTGGGTGTAGGCGACATAGGCGTAGCGCCGCCTGCGGTTGACCAGCGCGTAGACGCCCTTGTCGGCCGGGATGAAGGGGGGTTCACGGATCATCATTTACCGGATCACTCCTGTTTGTCTTCGAGTTCACGCAGCGCGGCCTCGCGCGCCAAGTTCAGTTCGAGCAGGCGGCTCTCGTCGCCGGGCGCAAGGCCGACCGCACGCTTGGCCAGAGCCCGGTAGTTCAGGTTGACGTCGGCGACGGTGGCGCGGGCCAGCGGCTTGAAGCCGAGCGTGCTGCGCCACGGCGGGCGGTTGCCGGCACCGGGCGGGGGCAGGGCATCGTACCCGGCAAAGGCCTGATCGAGCGTGCCGACGCCGTAGCGCTCGACGGCGCGGATGGCGTCGACATGGGCAGCCATGGCGGCGATGTTACCGCCGGCAGTAACCCAGCGGTCGCAGGCCAGCACGCGGGCCTTGCCGCGCAGCTCGAAATAGACCGCCGCACCGGGGTCGGACGGCTCGGGCTGGCCCGACAGCGGATCGCCGCGCAGGCCGAT